CAAAAGATAGTGATGACAAGTGGACACACACAGACACCGACATAAGTGCAGAAGCTACCGAAGTACAAGCAGTAGCCAATGCAGTATGGACAGATACAATAAAAGCTAGTTACAAGGCATGGAAAGAAGCACAAGAGGTTTAAATGTCAGAACAAAAATCAAATATTATTAGTATTGATGGGAAAGAATACCCAACAGATAATTTGAAAGATGAACAAAAGGTTTTAATAGATCAAATAAATATTTGTCAAAATGAAATTGCTGAACTTTCAAAATTAGTTAGAAAACTTGATATTTTTGAAATAGCTAAAAAACATTATATTCAAAGACTTTCTACATCTTTACAAAATGACGAAACAATAAAAAGCATGGATAATTCTAAGGCGGGTTAAATGTCAAAACCAACTATGACAAGTTTACAAAGTGAAATTAATAGTTTGAAGGTAATCATGGAAGATTTGAGTTCCAGAACTCGTAGGTTAGAGAATGGTCTATATGCGGGTATGGGGTCAATTATCTTATTATTAATAGGTTTACTAGTGAGGTAGAATGGTAGTTGCGGAAATTCTTACTGGTATTGCTCTAGTACAAAAATCAGTAGAGTTTATAAAAAGCAACATCAGTACAGTTCAAGATATATCTGGGATAGCCAAACAAATTGATGGGTTCTTTCTTGGTGAAGAACAAATGAATAAAGGGCAAGGGAAAGGTATGTCTATAGCTGAACAATTTGGTTCAGTTGAAAAGTCAGCAGATGATTTTATATCGAGAAAATTGCTTGAAGAAAAACGTGAGGAGTTAAAGACCCTTATTAATCTTAGGTTTCCAGTTCAAGCGGGTTATCCTAGTACATGGGATCAAATTTTAGCTGAAAGAGCCACTAGAATAAATGAAGCCAAAGAAACACAAAGAAAACAAAGAGTAAAAGCCAGAAAACAAAAAGATGATATATTAGAAACCTTAAAATGGGTTAGTTATGTTTTTATAGGTATTGGGTTTACGTTTATATTGCTACTGATAGGGGTTAAAGCCTTTGCATATGAATATAAAAGCAAACAATTAACCAGACAACAAAAGCTAAATAATGGTACTACAATTCCACCAAAATTAACAACTTGCCGATTAAAAAAACAAAAAGTTTATAAGGATAAAATGGCTTGTATTTATGAGGGTGCTAACAAAAGATTTGATTTAGACTTTGCAGATATTAGAATTGGTTGTCCTAAACAATATAAATGTGAATATGATAAATTAAATAGTAAAGAACCCTCAATAGATCAAATTATGGAAAGTTTGAGGAGCATAGCAAAATGACCGCATTTCTTTTAAGTTGCTATATGAATTCTGTGTTATCTGGCTCAATTCACTTTCGTTCAGCGGTAGACTGTACGTTTTATTCAGAAGAATTGAGCGGTCAAAAATTTGATACACCAACAGGGACTAAAGAATATAATTGTATTTGCCAATTAGTCCCAAATGTTAACCCAGATAAAGTAAGGGTATATTAATGGAAAAAGATAAAAAAATAGTTAATTTAGATATAGGTCAAAATAGTTTTGAATTATCACTTAGAATTTTAGGAAATGAATTTGTTGCAATAAAGATTGGTTCTACAAACTTTTCTGGTAAACTAATAGCGGGTGGTATTTTATTATTGTTTTTTACTTTGGTTTTATTAGAGGGTTTTGGATTAAATGAGATTTTAATACAATGACACAAAAAAAATTACAAAAAAATTCTAAATTAAATAAATTAGATACTAATGGGGATAATGTAATTTCAGATGAAGAATTTGAAATGCGTGAAAAACTTATTTTATTAGAAAATAGAGATAAAAAAGAAGATCAACAAAGATATTTAGTTTGGTTTAGTGCCTTATCAGTTACAGCATTTATTGTAGTATTGATGACCCCATTATTGCCTATGGAAAGAATAGACCATTTATCGGGCATTGCTGAAATATGGGTATTATCAAACATGGGTGTTATTGGTTCATTTATAGGGTTTAATCAAATGGCTAAAAAGAATGGGGTTAAATAATGAATATTGAGGAATTAAAAGCAGATATTATAAAAGAAGAAGGTGTAAAACTTAATGATGATGGAGAACATATTTTATATAACGATCATTTAGGTTTTAAAACTTTTGGAGTGGGTCATTTATGTAGAGCAACAGACCCAGAAAATGATATGGAACTTGGTGCAGTTGTTTCACAAGAAAGAGTTGATGAATGTTTAGAAACTGATTTATATGTTGCCATAAATGATGCTGAAAGATTTTGTGAGGGCATGGACATAGACGATAATGTTAAAGAATGTGTTACCCATATGTCATTTCAGTTAGGTTTACCAAAATTAAACCAGTTTAAGAAATTTAAAAAAGCCTTACAGGATAATGATATTGAAACAGCTATAGCAGAAATGAAAGATAGTAGGGCATATAATCAAACTACAAATAGATGGGATAGATTGATAGAAAAGATGAAGAAAAGTATCTAAGCCATTGATTTATAAGGGTTTAATCCTGGGAAGTATGTTATTTTATGTTAAATTTATTAATAAGTCCTATAGCTGAATTAGCGGGTACATGGCTAAAAGGCAAAGTAGACAAAAGCAAAGCAGAAACAGAAGTTAAGGTAGCTAGAGCCAAAGCAGAAGCTAAAGTTTTTGAAACAGAATCAACTTCACAAATGTTACAAGAGCAAAAATTAACCGATCAAATGGGTGATAGCCTTAAAGATGAATTTTGGGTATTGGTCTTTGGGGGTATTCTAATTTGTTCATTTATACCCGCAACCCAACCATATATCAAAGAGGGTTTTATATTTTTAGATCAACATACCCCAGAATGGTTTTCTAATATGCTTTACATAGTTATAGGTTCATCTTTTGGGTACAGGTTTGGAAAGCAAGGTTTACAACTAATTAATAAGAAAAAACAATGATGTGGTTTTATTTATCATTAAGTAAATTTTTTAATAAAATTGGAAATTATTTTTATAATCTTCATGTTGTAGAATTGAGAATAAAACAAAAGAAAGATAGTGAAAAACCTAATAAACCTTATTGTAAAAAATGCGTTTTGAAATATGCAACAACACAAGAAATGCAAAGAAAAGAAAATATTATTCATGCCACTCAAGGGGATAAAGTTAGGAAAATCACAGAATTTTGGTTAGAGTGTATAAGATGTAAAGCTAAAACAAAAAAAGGGTATTGTTAATGAGTAAATTTTATATGAAGTTATACGATATTTTTAATAGTATTGCGGGTTATTTCTGGAAAAAAGCATTACAACCAAGAAAAAAGGAGAATGAAGTGAAAAAAGGATTAACACCTAAACAAAAAAAATTGCCTAAAGGTTTACAGGAAGCTATCCTAAAAAAGCAAAAGCCAACAAAGAAAAAGAAAGGTAAATAAATGCCATATCATTATGGAAAAGGTTCACATTCTAAGGGAATGAAGAAAAAAAAGAAAAAAGCAGTTAAGAAGAAAAAGAAATAAATGGTTTTAGTAAAATCTATAAAAAATATCACTAAGGATTTAACAGCTAGACAAAAGAAAACAATGAATAATCACGCTAGGCATCATTCTTTAAAACATATGCGTTCTATGGCTAATTCTATGAAAAAAGGGTCTACTTTTGCACAGGCACATAATAAAGCTATGAGGTCTGTGGGTAAATGATTGGTTTTACAACAACAGCTACTATTAGTGAACTTATAGATAAAAGACCTATGAGAAGAAGAAAGACTAGGACAAAGAAGAACAAGATGCCCTTTACAGGGCGTTTAAGGGCGGTACAGAAACTTTTGCCCACTAGAAGGCTAAAGTACTAGGCATTTCCTCAACACCTCACAGGAATGTGTTTTTGGATTATTTCTTTGATTTGATCTAAACATTCAGTCAAACCCCCCTTGACTATAAAATGGGGTGTACCTAGTGCTTTAGATTGTACCGCCCACAACTTTTGATTATCGGATAACCTACCCTTTTCGTTTTTGAGTTCGATATATAAAACTCTACCTTCTGGATATTCTATAATTATATCTGGACAACCAGATTTCAAACCCATTTTTTTCATTTTAGCATGATATGATATAGACCTTTTACCCTCATTTGGTACATGGAAATGACGGAAATAATGAGTATTAGCCAGATAGTTTAGTAGCTGATTACAGGCTATTTGAATGTCTGATTCTTTGGTCATAGGGGATAAACCTATCTCTGTTTCACTTCTTATAAATACTGCGATTTATTTAAGTACATCAAAAAAATAATAATTTACCCCCTATGTATACATGATTGGAGATCGTGTATAATATCGTTCCGTGACAGAACCCTTATAAACTACCAAATAAAACCATATAAAACAATAGTTTGAAAAAAAATAAAAAAGTGCATTTTATCGTTTGACTTATGTAATAACCTAATATAATATCTAGGTTATAAAGTTAATAATAATAATAATATTGGAGATCAGTATGCAGAACGTAACTAAAGTATTTCAAGTTGGTAACAGACTTTATATCAGAGAAGAACTATATGAAGCTATTATGTACCATTGTCAGAATTGGTGGGGTAAAGAAAAGCTATCCGATTTATGGCATAAAAAATTCTACAAATCTTTTAAAAATGCTGAAAGAGAAGCTAACAAAGTTTCAGCTTTAGTATCAAAAAAATACGATACAAATATCACACTTCATTACAATATCCTTCAAGACAAAGATACTGGTAAATGGTTTCTTGCTTTTGAATGGTCAGATTTTCAAAAAGCATATGGTAACGGAACTTATATGTTTGAAATGTCTGATTATGGTCATTTTTCAGTTTAGGGGGTAGATATGAATAATTTAAAAAGAAATCCTAAAGATAGAAACAAATATTATCTTAATGGTTGGGAAAACTGTTCTTTAAAAAAGAATACAATTACAAAATTTTGGGAAGTTTGGAAATATACTTCACCAGTTTTTGAAAATGAAAAACTTATTGAAGATAGCAAATATGAACTAATAGCTACATCAATGGTTTTGCAAGGTCTGGACTTTAAATTAAACAGACTAAAAGGGGTAAACTAATGATAGATAAACCCACAAGAATAGGAAACACAGAACTCTATACAACTAGGGTTCTGAATATGTCGGTGGCTAAACATTATGGACTTATCAAAGAATATAATGAAATAGTGGTAGAAGCCAGAAAACTAAACAAAAAAGAGTTAGAAAAGAATGGAGAAAAAGCAGAACTAAATCTTTATAAATCAATCAAATATAATCTAAATTTATTAGTTTTAAAAAAATTACAAGGGGAAAAATAATGGAAAAGCAAAAAGAAATAGATTGGGGATTACATAGGGATTTTGAAACTTTGTATGATGTTTTATGGTCAAAAGTTCCTAATAAGGGTTCAATTAGTGGTAATAGAAATAAATGTTTAGAAAGATTTAGAAAAGCAACACAGGTCATTCGTGATATTTTTAACAATGGTTTGTTGAATAGAGGTCAATCTTTGAAATGCTTAAAACTAAAAAAAGATGATTTATTCTTGCCAAAGTATATGTATGGAAGATTTAGAAATCCAACACAAGATGAATGGCAAATCAACGAGAAAATAGTTTGGGAAGCATTTAAGCCAATATTATTAGATGCAGTTGTTGAGCAATTAAATAAAGGGGTAAAATAATGAAAAGAACTTGGAAAATATCTTGGTTTGTCTGGAATAATGGCAAAGGTGTAAAGACTAAAAGTGTTTTGAAAACTGTTGATACTAATGATTATCCAGATAGAGAATGTGAAAAGTATGAACTAAAAGACCAAGCATATATAGATCACGATTTAAGCCAAGACAAAATAGTTATGATTAAAGAGGTGATA